ATTAAAATGGCGGAGATGGCATAAGCCTTCTCCCACTACAAGGAAAATAAATGAAAATACTTATTTTTGGATTGCCAGGTAGTGGTAAAACTACTTTAGCAAAACCTCTAGCAAAGCTTATGGGTGCTATACACATTAACGCTGATGATGTTCGTACACAATACGATGACTGGGATTTTAGTGCTGAAGGCAGAATGCGCCAAGCTAATCGCATGCGACATCTAAGCGATGGCGTAGTTAAAGCAGGCAGAACTGTCGTGACAGATTTTGTATGTCCTACTGAAGAAGCACGTATCGCGTTTGATCCAGATTATACTGTTTGGATGGATACTATTAAAGAAGGTCGTTTTGAAGATACAAACAAAATCTTTACAAAGCCTGATAAATACGATTACTGTGTAAGTGAATGGTTTACTGATACAGAAAAGCAGCTTGTCGAAGTGATTAGATCGTTTCAATTAAAACAGCTCAGTAAAGTTAAAAAGTGAAAGAGGTAATAAAAGTGAAGGATAGCGATATGCACAACAAGGCTCTATTTGATTATCAGAAGCCCACTACTCAGATGTTAGGGCGTTGGCAGCCTTGGCACGATGGACATACAGCTTTATTTAAAAGGGCTCTGGGAGTGTCTGGTCAAGTCTGTATTATGGTTAGAGACGTCGGTGGCATCATAGGACAAGATGCTGGTGGCGGTAGAACACAAGATCAGTCCGATAACCCATTTGGAGAAATCCAAGTGATTGAAAATATTGAAGCAGGACTTGCTGAGGCAGGATATACGAATGGTTACGAATACATTATTACTTGCGTTCCTAATATTGTTGATATTAGCTACGGCAGAGGGGTTGGGTATACATTTACTCAACACAATCTTGGATCGGTTATTCACAACATTAGCGCAACTAAAATCAGGGCTGGTCTACGTAAAGACGGCAAACTTACTTAAAAAAGGAAATATATTATGAGCATTGTAGATACAAGCGACCACACACTACCAACAGTAATTACTGAAGAGCACCGTAAGCAAATTCAAAGTGCACTAAAAGAAATGTCAAACTCTATGACACGTATTGAAGCTGAAAAAGATCATATGAAAGCTATTGCAGAAAAGATTCTTGAGGATACTCTTGTACCTAAGAAAGACTTTGCTAAGCTTGCTAAAATTTATCATGCGTCTAACTTAGCTCAAGAAGCTGCTAAGAGTGAAGAATTCATGCAGTTTGCAGAAGCTGTTCTAGAACCTTTGCGTCTTAACTAGTAATGTAGCGCAACTAAGAAAGAGCACTTCGGTGCTCTTTTTTTTCTTTAATTTACGGAGTACCTTATGATAAGTCAATATGAAATAGTAGTGCCATATCGTGAGGAATATCGTGCGGAATCAAACGAGCCTGATTTAAAAACACCTGAAGATGGTCACAGGCACGCAATGTTTGTTAAAGGTAATGAACATCTAATTAATGGTAGAACATATTGCTCTAAAGATGAAGATGGCAACTATATTAGTTGTTTTGTAAGTCAGTACTCTGATATCATAGAACGTAATTTAGAACCTGGAATACGAAAAGCAGTTCTTGGTTTACACGAAAAAGGTTATCTAACGTTTACAAGTTGCCAAGGACATGATGATTCTAGACACAGATATATTGGTGTTCTATTCAACACTAAAGAACAAAAACACAATTTTATTTCTGAAGTAGATAATCTCGATTGTAATGTATATTGGTACGACAACATTCTTAACTCAGTAGAAAGACCATGCACAGAATCTGAATGGTGGGATGATGGTGGTATGACAGTACATATTGTTTACGATGATCGGAATATACAAGGAGCTCCTCAGCAAACATGTAGAGAGAAGCCTTACACCGATGATGAATTAACAAAGTTTTGGAATATTCAATCAAACAGAAACTACGAGCATTATGAATGTATAGTTTTTTCGTTTGGTTATCCTATGGTAGAAAAAAGCTTTTGGAAAGCAATACAGAAATATTTCTTTTACGATCATAGTAAAGTTAAAGAAGCTTATAGTGATTTCTTAACTAAAGTATCTAAGTTGTCTGATTATCTTGCATAAAAAAGGGGACCCTCGAAAGGATCCCCAATGGTATAACAGATGGGGTAGTTAACCTACCCTCTTGTTATTATTTACTTAACTTTAGAACAAGTTAGTAATAGCTACACGACGATAGTATACGTTGGTATTAGCAACCAATGCGCCATCGTTAGCAGCAGCGCCGCCACGAGCGAACGGGTTAGCAACCATACCGTAACGAGTCTTAAAGCCGATTTTAGGCTGGAAGCTGTTTTCACCAACTGCACGAACCATTTGCAATGGAACGTATGGGCAATAAAATAAGCCCGCGTCGAATGAAGAAGAACCTTTGTAGCCAACTACTAAGTAGTTTGCGCCAGCATATGGATCGATGTAAACTCTGTAACGTCCGTTAAGAACACCAGCAAAGGTATTGCCTGTATCGTCTACTTGCAAAGCATTAGCGTTAAGAGCAGGTGTGTAATCAAGTACACCGGCCATTTGCAATGCAGAAGCTACGTCAGAAGAACAGATAACCAAGTTACCTTTACCACGACGAGTTTGCTGAGCAATCTTGTTAGCTTCTTGTTCGATTTGGAACATTAGGCCTTTGAACTTCTCTACAGACCAGCGACCGTTTGCGTCAACGTCAAGATCGAAAGTACCAGCAGAGGCTGTAGCAGCTGCACCAACAACGGCTGTGCCGTAGATTGTACGAACTAATTCACGGTTGATTTCCACAAGGATCTCAGACTGAAGAATGTTAGCAAGTTCTGTCTCAGCATCCAAACCGTGAACGGCTTTAAGATCTTGAGCAAGCTCAGTAGTGTATTCTGCTTTCAAAGCACGTGACTTAGCAGCAACGGTTACTTTCTCGATTGAGAAGGCCATTTCTGCGAATCCAGCGCCAACGCCATCGCCCAATGCTTCAGCAGCACCAGTAGCCATGCCAGTACCAGTTGTTTCAGAACCTGCACCCAATGCGTTAGCATGTGTACCTGCACCTGAGAAGTCAGTATCGGCTTCAGCATAGAATGCTTCAGTTCCGGCTTGGCTGGTGTACTTAGAACGCATAGCAAAGATAAGACCAGTTGGTCCTGTCATTGGCTGAACGCCAGCAATATCGTATGCCATCAAGTTAGGCATTGCACGACGTACTAAGCTGATTAATACTGGATCGTAACCAGCTGTTGGGCCAGTTGCGCCTGAAGCAGAACCGAATCCGCCTGTTCCAGCATCGTTAGTTGGTGAAGCTTCTGAAAGCAAGCCAGTCATGGAGGCTGAAGTATCGCCTGATTCCATTAAAGCGCGCTCGGTGTTTTCAAGAATTGTTGCCGTTACCGACTTCTTGTGTTGATCAGTAATTGAAGAAAAGCTAGAGTGCTCAAGAATTGGGCCCCATTTTTCTACAAGTGCTTGATAGTTTGACTGTGCCATAATTGTCTATCTCCTTGATTAGGTTTTATCTGGATCTATTTATAATTTTAAAAATTTACTGGTTTTGTTTTCTTGTGTTGAGAGACTCAACAAGAGAATTAATGTTAGAATAATCTGACACCGCTTTAGCAGGAACAGTTTCTTCAGTCATAATTTCTTGCTCTTCAGCAACCTCTTCTGTTACTACTTTCTTAGCAGCAAAGAATGATTCCTTCAAAGTAGTCAAATCGCTTTTATATTCTGCGATGTCTGAAACACCTAGTTTCTCAGAAAGTACTTTTAATCTTTCACGCTGAGTGATTGTAAGATCTTCAGTCATTTCGCTGAAAGCTTGATCAGCTTTGAGACTTGCAATCTGCTTATTAAGTTCAACAGATTCGTTGATACTATCATTAGCAGTAGTCTTAAGTTGTGCAACTTCTTCTTCAAGACCAGCAACAACATCAAAAGTTTCTTCGTTAACTTCAATGTTATGCTCTTCGAAAAGAGATTTAAGACCGTTCATCAATGACTCAGCAATGTCCACCTTAACGCCGGTTTCGATAGCAAGTGCATTTTCTTTCATCCATTCTTCGACTACATAGTCAAGATAGGAATCGAGGTTTTCTACGATTTTTTCTACTGCAGTATCAACAGATTCTTTCATCTCTACTTCTAGAGCTTCAGTCTTCTCGATGATGATTGCGTCAGCTTTAGCAGTAGCAGCTTCATGAACGGCTGCTTCAAAAACCATAGTGACTTTAGATGTGAATTCTTCTGAAAGATCCATGCCTTCAAACATTGATGCGATTGACTCTTCAATCTCAACAACTTCAACGATTGCTTCAGCTTCAGCTTCATCAGCTTCTTCTTTAACAGCGCCTTGGCCTGGAGTTACCGCGTCAACCTTATCAGCTTTCCCGTCAACAGCTTTTTTCACATCTGCCTTTTTCTTTTTAATAGTTCCGCCTGCTGGTGTTACTGGATCCTCAACTGTTGAGACCCCATCATCAGCAACGAACTTTTCGTCTAACTCTTTTGACATATGTTCTACTCCTATTTTTCGTGGTGATATTCTATATGTATACTATTTATATAAAAATTAATTTCTAAGTGATTTTACAAAGCGTTCAAACATACGTGCTGCTGTGCTCTCATCAACTCGACGAACGACCCGCCTTACTTCTTTTTCAATTTCTTCCTGCATTTCTTCAATTACTTCTTCAACTGATTGATCTTGTGGTAACCAGTTTCCGCGTGCAATATCATAGAAGAACTCAGTGTTTTCCATAATGCCATTTACAAAGCAGTTAGGGCCTGATGGGTCTGTTACAATATCAACAGTAGCAAGATGGAAATCGTTTTGGACTTCCATGATACCGTCTTTTGTTTGTTTTACAGATCCCAATCCTCTAGTTGATACACCAATTAGGACACCTTCGTCCATTAGAGTTTTCACAATGTTACCCATCGGAGTACCGAGAATTTTCGCTTTACCTGTAAAGTTTGAGCCGTCTTGCTTCATTTCAGTAATAAGGTGTGATACCCTATCGCCGTTAATGCTTGGACCATCTGGATGACCCAATTCGCCAAGAGCTCTTTTAGTTTGGATAAAGTCTTTGTTATATCTGTTCATTTCACTTTCAAGTACAGCAGACGGATAAATTCTACCGTTGCGGTTCTTAATGTCGCCTTGCATAAAGATACCTTCAATGAAGTAAGACTTTTCGCCAGTCTCTTCATTAATCTCTGTAGCAACGTTGCATTCTTCTACAACTTCGGTTATGAGTTTCATTTTATCGCCTCTTTACTATAATGTTTTATTTATAATACTTTTTTATTTTAGATTTTAGCGTCGTAATAGTTCTTAGACAATTCACCATACGCTGTGTATTCTGGGTGATCAGTACTTACTTTGCGACATCTAACGTATGTCTCCTGAGTGTTTCCACCAGTAGGAGTATACGATCTAATTCCTGCAGTGACTGTTCCATTAGCTCTATAGTATTGATCATCAGCATGAGCTTTTGCACCAGTTACTAAAGTATCAAGGGTAGGAGCATTATCATACTCCCATATATGCGTATCAGATACAGCATGATAAGTCCCTGGAACATTCACCCAAGCCATTATAGAGCTTCTCTAGCAAACCCAAGAATTTCATCAAACCCTGCTTGATCTTCCATAGCAACTTTGCCCATAGACTTGCGACTATTTGCAGAAAGATCTTTCATCATTTTATTGATTAAGTCTGCGTCTTGCTTTTTAATAATGGTTTGCTTGCCGTTTTTAAACTTAACAATACCAGCTTTAAACGCTTCATCTAAAGATTCAGTACCTTCGTTGGTAGTAATCTTATCTTGACCACGTTCATCAGTCTTGTTATCTTTGGTTGTTTTGAAAACAGTACGTGTTTTACCATCTACACCAGTAGTAGTTACACCCTTTTTAATAGCAGACATTGTAGTTTCGTCTAAGTCTTCTTTTTGGATGTGCTTAGGCTTGAACATACGGTTATCAGAAGCAGGATGCATGTCGCCAGCTTTCTTAGCAGCTGCATGTCCTTTTTTAATTGCTTCACCAGTATTACGAGCTTTTACGGTATATGATTTAGTTGACTTAGTTGGATGTTGAACTTTCCAATTAGAATACTCTTCCAACTCTTCTACTGATTCTTTAACATCGTCACAGCAACAAGGCGCTGTATCACAGTCTGAGCACGTTTCTTCGTACTTAGTCTTCTTGCTAGCGTTAACACTACCGCAAGATGCTTCAGTTTTAGTTTTCTTTTTAGCTCTTAAAGCTGCAAAGTCTGCACCATCAATATCGCCGTCTTTGTCGTGGTCAAGTTCTTTTTGTCCGCCAACTAATGCTTTTTTCTTTGCGCTTTCGTTAAAAGCTTCTGCAAATGCACCATCAATTGCTGCGTTCATGCCGTATGGGTATGCTAAATCGTAATTAGCAGATCCTTTTTGATCGGCAGGGCGAGCAGCTTTAGGACTACCATCACCTTCAATCGGCGCAATGTCACCAGTGAACTGGGCATCTAACGCTACAGGATGAGAAGCAACTTCGTACGTGTGCTGATCTTTAAATGCTTTTTCTTCTGGGGAATTTGGTTGAGCAACTTCCGCAATAACTTGTCTAAAGGACTTCATTTGAAATCTCCATTTACTTTAATTTGATTATATTTATCCATTAACGACTTTTGAATCTCGTGGATCTGTATTACTTTGATTTTGTGAATCGCCATCTTCATCTTCGTCATCTTCAGCAGGAGCTTCAGCAGCTTCTTTGGCGATTTGCTTATCCATTTCTTTGATGTCCTCTTCAGACATACGAAGAACGTTTTTACGAACCCACTCTCTAGAATAGTATGTACCGATATGTTCATCAACTTCACGAAGAGTAGTAAGTCTTTCGCGGGTAATCTCAGCTTCTTTTAATTCTGTAAAATAGTTATCTTGAATAAAGTCATAGCGTAAGTCATTTTTGATTTCAGCGAATTCTTCAGGTGTCATAATACCTTTAAGAATAAGTTGCTTTTCAAGAATTTGTGTGAATAGAGATGAGAAGCGATTTCTTAAGCGTTGGATAAATTTACCAAACTTAAGTTCGTCACGAGTAATCTCAGAACTACGTCCAAATGTTGCCAACGTTTCTGGTTCTAAACGAGACAACGGTACTTTAAGTGATTTGTATAATTTACGTTGAAAGTATTGTAGGTTTTCATCACTTGTTAAGCCTGCAGCATTACCGCCTGCTAGTGTATCAACTTCAGTAGTTCTTTCACCACCACGGCGAGGGAACCAAAGATCTTCAGTCATAGTCATCATTTTACGAGCATCTGTA